ACCGGACGCGGCTTGCCAGAGATAGGCCCGAACGGGTATGAACGCGTGGTGTTTAAAATCAACGGGTTACGGTGTGGCGGTGAACTGTTTTGAACGCTTCAGGACACGATCTCAGTTATCGATCATTAAAACCATTTGCAGTCTAACCGCCTGTTTTTAAGCTGATTGTAATGTGAGGTGGGCGTGTGTTACTCACAATCTTACTCACAGTGATCGCGGCTTGGCGCGAACTTTTATTAAAAATGCTGGCGGATTATCGCAGGCGGTCGCAGTTGGCACAAACAGGGGCCGAATTACTTCGGCGTTTCAGCCGCTCCCGACACCCGGTAACCCCCGCCATCGATGGTGTGAGTGACACGGGTAACCAGCCATTCCTGATTGATACCAGGCCGCAGGCCGGTCAGTTTCAGTCGGCTTTCCGCGATAAGATCCGTTCGCCCCGGCATGGAGAAAGACAGGGTGGACTGACCGCGTGATCGGCTGTCCAGTTCTGACTTGGCGGCCGCTTTGGCTTCGGCCTCGTTTTTGTATGCATGGCGTAGGGCTTTTACCGGTTCGCCTTCGCCAACCGTTACCGCTTTTTCTTCGGCGGCGTCCTGGTCGTACCAGGTGGCGGTGACGGTGTTGAAGTGGTCTCGTTCGGCAATGGTCACTGACCAATCCGTGAGTTCTTCGGCGGCTACGGTGACGACCGGCAGGGGCGATCCGGAGACGGTTTCGGACGCGGCTTTCTTGGTAACCAGCAGCTTGCCGTTGGCCGGCTTCACGATGGCGTCATAGGTCTTGGCTGCGCGGGTGAGCAGGTTAATGTCGGACTCGGCCACCTGGTCATAGTGCGGCAGTTCCTGTGATGCCAGCTCTGCCGGCACTGCGGGCTCCATGCCATGCTCCTGGGCAATCGTCGCCACCAGATCGCCAAGGGTGGTTCCCGCATCCCACGAGCGCCACTTTTGTGTCTGAAGCGGGGTCTTTTCCCCCGGGGTGTTCTGTTGGGGTGCGGCCTTGGCGCGGATCATCATCATGTTTGGCGGCCCGGACAGCTCCACCTCATCCACTACAAACAACCCCATCTTGACCGCTTGCCGGTCATAACCGATCCACACCGCCAGCTCGGCGCCGGTGTTCGGGATCATGATTGGCTGATCGGGCAGGTGGTCCGCCAGCGTAATGGTCAGGCTGTCAGACTGGATACCGGCGTTATCAGTGATGGACAGCGAGCGGAACCGCTCACGAATGATGGCGGTTATGTCGTTGCTGTTGGCCTCGATGCGGTAGGTTGGCGTTAGTCCCACAGGCGCACTCCGGCTTCCTGTTCAGGCTCTGGCGCTGGAGGCAAATTGACCTTCAGCCCTGCCGGCAGGATGGGGCCCCGATCCGCCAGCCCGGGGTTGGCATCCAGCAACCGCTCAACCACCTGGCCGGCCTGGGTTCCGTAAGCCTTCCAGGCGATGTAATCTACGGTGTCGCCTTGTTTGGTGGTGTACTTAGAGGCCATCGTCAAACTTCCTTATCTGCAGGCGGAATGTCTGCTTTCTGGCCGCTCCGCGTTGCGCGAAATTCTCCTGGCCTTCCTCAACACGCTCGATAACCCACCGGCCATGCACGAACCCCCGACCATCCACCAGGATGCGCGGCTTCATTTTGCCGGCCTCGGCCCTCATATCATTAAGTTGCCCGGCGCCGCCACGGTGCCCTGGGTAGATGGTGCCGCCCATGTTGATGGAGTCGCTGCCCGGGCCAACGGGCTGCAGTGCAGGGCCTTGCCCGATCCGTTCCTGAGCAGCCCAGCGGTATTCACTGACCCGGGTCAGTTGCTGGTAAGCGGCTGTGTCCACGCTGAAGGTGAAATCCCCCAGCTTCAACATTACGTTTGCCACGGGTTACGCTCCTGCTGGTTGATCATAAAGAGCGCCTGCATTCTCCTGGTGGCGCTGCTGCTGGATGATGCGGGCCACTCGCTGCGCCAGGGTCTCGGCATCTTCGCCTGGCCGCTGCACGATGCTGATCTGGAATGTGTCGCCGCCGCGCTGGTTGTTGGTCTGGTTGTTGGTGGTGGTTTCCAAGGGCGCGGTTTGCCGATACGTCGGCGCAGCCCGTTGGGGCTGGGGCTCTGACTCGGCCCGGGCAACAACGGCGCCAGGGCGAGACCTGCCACCGATGCGGGTAGTGGTTGTGCTTTCCTCTGCCTCCTGGCTGTCGTCGTCGCTAAACCCAAAGAACCCGGCAACCTTGCTCGCCGCGTTGCCCACCCATTCCAGCTTGCTGCTGACCCAATCAACCGCCTTCTTTGTCATGTTGGTGACGGTATCCCAGATGCCGCCGATGAAATCTGTGATGCCGCCCCAGTTGTTGATGATCATGCCCAGGGGCGTCCAGCTTAGAACGCTTTTGATGCCATCGAAGGCACCAGAGAAGATGCCTTTCACGCCTTCCCACAGCTGCGAGAAAAAGCCCTTGATCGGCTCCCAGTATTTGTAGACCAGGAAGGCGGCGGCACCGATGGCGGTAACGACAATGCCTATTGGGTTGGCTGCCAGTGCCAAGCCGACGGCTTTAATGCCGGCGGCAACCATTGGGAATGCTCCTGCCAGGGAGCCGAGAGCGCCTACCAGTTTGACGGTGCTGATTATCAGCGGGGCGAACTTCAAGCCAACGACGATCAGGGCCAGATTGTCGAAGCCACCCACCAGATCCGCCAGCTTGCCGGTCAGCCGCCCCACGGCCATCATGGTTTGCCCTATGCCTTTGGCAGCGCTCACGATAGAAGGCAGGGCCGCCTCGGTCTTCTCCGCAATGGTTTTCGCCCAGCCGGAGATCTGGTCTCTGTTTTCCACCACAAAGCCGGTAAACCGATTAAAGAACTTGGACAGCACCGGCATCATTTCAGCGCCGATCAGCCGACCCACACCGCCCAGGGCGGTCTGCATGTTGGTCATTTCATCGGTGAATTTCTCTGCGGCGGCCAGGTCTTTGTCACTCAGGACATAGCCCAGCTCTTCGGCGCGTTGGCGCAGGCGCTGGATTTCTTCCGATGAGGTTTGAGCGATCAGGCCCATTTTCAGGCCGGCCCGGCTGAAGGCGGCGGAGGCCATGGCGTTTCGTTCGGCAGCATCGCCGGATTCCCGCATGGCCTGCATGTAAATTTCAAAGGCTTCCTCTGTGGACTCCGTGGTTTTCAGAGTCTCGTAGAGGGCAGGGTTCATCTTCTTTAGCTGGGTAGCCAGCGCGCCACTACCTCGGCTCTTCAGCTCACCAAGGCGCTTCCCGAAGGCCATCAGAGATTGATTGAAGGTGCCCTGGGCTACCCCCACCCGCTCGGCTGCGAATTGGTATTCCTGGAACGATTGAGCGTTGAACTCGATGGCACGGCTGGTCTTCGCCACTTCATCGCCAGCACCTGCCACTTTGTTTGTCAGGCCAACGGTTGCAGCCCCCACGCCTGCGGCCGCAATGGAGGCATTTCTCAGGGTGCCGATGGATTTCCCGACCTCATTACTGAACCTGGAGTAGGAGCCAGATACCCGGGCCCGCGCTTTCTCCACTCGGAGCAGTTGTTCCTGCTTCTTGCGCAGCTGCTCCATTTGGTTGGTGAGCTGGCCGTACTCCCGGCGCATGCCGTCCACGTTCTTGCCCATGCGGCCGAACGTGTCGATGGATTTGCCCAGGGTTTTCTGGCGCTTTTCAACGGTGCGGATGGAGTCGCCGACCTCGCCCAAGCGCTTTTTGGTTGAGGTCAGGCCTTTGGTCAGGGTGCGGCCGACGCCCCCGCCGATGGTGATTGTTGCATTAAGGCGCTTGTTTGCCATCTTTGGGTAATCCGTCTAGCCACCAGAAAAGCTGGCTGGTGCGCATGGCCGTGATTTCGGCCATGGCCCAACCGGTGTGAGACGCGAGGGTCAACGCGCCCGATCGGAGATCTTCGGCCCTTATTGTGTAAAAACCTCCAGACCTTCCTGCAGCCGGCGGTAGTTACGCATGGTCATGGCTTCAACCTGTTTCGGGGCGATGCCGCACAGGTTGGCCATCAGTGTCACTTCGCGGTGCGCTTCGCTGCCTTTCACCGCCTGAACGTCCAGCTGGTCGCGAACGGTAGGCTCACGCATGGTGATCTTTTTGGTGTTGGCGCCGTCGATCTCCGCTGGCGTTTTCAGCTCAATTTCCAGGCCGGCATCAGTTTCTGTCAGGTATTCGGGTAGCTCTTGCTCTGCCATGTTCTTCTCGCTTGCGGTAGTTGGGTAACAGGCGGCCGAAGCCGCCCTTGATTACACGCCCAGGGCTTCGCGGATTTCCGCCAGCCGGTCGGTGCCGTTGATGATGCGGATCATGTTGCGAATATCGATCTCATGAACCACTTCGCCGTCATGCTCCAGTTTGTAGTAGTGCAGCCGCATGGTGACCGACAGCGGTGACATTTGGCCCGGCTGCCAGGTGCCGGAATCGATGGCGGTGATCTTGCCGCGCATCTTGTGGATCACCTGCTTTACGGTGCCGTCCACAGACTCCAGCGCGCCCCGGGCAGTGAAGGGGATTTCGTTACCCTCAGCCACGCCAAACTGGGCCAGAATGTCCTTGTCGTAAGAGATCAGGTTGAAGCTGCTTTCCAGTGGCTCCATGCCCATGTCCAACGCTTCGGCGGAGTCCATGCCGCCAGCGCGCCAGTCTTCGGTCTGAACCGTCAGAACGGGAGGGGTGTAATCCTGCAGCTGGCCGGCGTAGCCCCGGCCATCCACAAACAGGTTAATATTCTTGAGTACGTCGCGAGCGGCAGACATTATTCAAACACCTCTGTGATGTAGTCGTTCACCAGCATGGACCGGAAGGTGATGTGCTCAGCCGGGTAGGGCGGAGTGAACTCGAAGTTGAAGTACACCTTGCCCTGCTGGATGTTGGACGGTGTGTTCAGATCAGGGTCTGGCCAGCACCGGCCGCCAAGGATCGCGCCCTGGGCCTTGAGGCTTGCGATGTAGGCGTTCACGCCATCGGTCACGTCTTCCACGTAGGTTTTCGTGATGTTGCGGTCTACGGCCCACAGGTGCGCGCGCTGGATGCTGTCGTTGATCATGTCCGCCGTGCGGCGTACTGAAATAAACATCCACTTGGTGTCATCGGTCAGGGAGCGGTTGCCCCACAGGCGGTAGCCGTCCTGTCGGATGATGGTGGCAATGCCGCCTTCGTTCAGCAGGTTCGCGCGGCTGTTGGCGTCACCCAGCTTGAAGTCCACCGGCCGGGACGTGCCGACAATGCCGTTCACCGGCTTGTTGGACGGCGACCACCAGAAGCCCAGGTCGTTGTCGATCTTGGCAAAAATGCCAGATGCACGAGCGGAGCCGGGTTCTGCCTTGTAGCTGCCATCGGACTGGATGACCATGGGCCACGGATCCACCAGGTAGACACGGGCGCTGCCGAAGTCGTCCGCATACTGCTGGGCTGCGTTGTCAGTTGTGTTCGGGCCATCGGCCACGATGATGGCGCGCAGGCGCTCGGCAATTCCCAGCAGCTCGGAAACGACCGCATTCCGAAGGCCGGATTCGCGCTGGTGTGTGTAGCCCGGAGCACACAGGATTCGCGGCGAGAAGCCAACAACGGATTCAGCGCCCAGCAGGGCCTGCACACCTTCCAGCTGTCCGGTGGTGGCGTTGACGCCGCCCACGACGTTGGCGGTGGTGGCTTGCTCGTCTGCGCCTTCCTCTACGCGCACAACGATCACGACAGCGCCCACCTGATCAAAAATGCCGTCCATGGCTGCGGGCAAGGTGCCGGAGGTACCCAGGCGGGCAGCTTCAGTGCGAGAGCCTGCAACCAGAGTGGGCTGGTTGATCGGGAACGGCTCTGCAGCGCCGCCGGAAAGAGAAACGAAATCGCGGCCAGTTACCACGCCGGTGCCGTCGCTGCCATCCGCCAGCGCGGCGGTAACCGGGGTGTCTGTGATGTTGTTCACTTCCGCCAGCACGTCATTGGCCGTGGAAGTCGGCAGGCCTTTGGTGTCCGTTGCCAGGTTCACGGTGATGTCGTCACCAGACAGGCTGGCAGACAGCGTGGCGGAAGCCGTGCCGGGGTTCACGTAGCGGATGCGGAGGTTGTTGCCGGCGGCTCCCGCTTCGTTGGCGGTGTAGAGGATGCCGGTGTTTGTTGCTGACTTGCCGATAGTCACTTCGGCCGGGGTCGCCCCTTCCGCGTCAGGCGCGGTACCTACGATACCGATAACGCCGGAGCGAACTGTTTGAATGGGGCGTGGGCCGGTGTCGATTTCCAGCACCTCCACCCCGTGTAGAAACTTTGCCATTGCGGTTGCCTCGCCTGATCGGGTTATTGCGTACCGTCAGGATGATTCACGCGCGCGGGCGGCTCCGCTGGCAGTGGTTCTAATTTTGTGTTCGCTTTTTTCAGCTTCTAGTTCCCACTCAGCAACCCGCTTCCGCCAAAACCCTCGGCATTCGCCCTTAATCAAGTGCGCCCGCCAAGACTGCAGCGTGTCCCGGGCTCTGGCTTTGCTGATATGACCTTTGGCCAGACTGCTCTGCAAGCCTCGCATTCGGCGGCGAATTCTTCGGCGGGTCTGTCCTTTCACGCAGGCGCTGAAGCTCCAGATCAGGTATCCGACGTAGGTAACGCCTTCGGCCTCCCGGATGTTGACCTTTCCAGCGCGCAGGCCCAGCTTGTGCAACTCCATTTCGATGGCCCTTTGCCACTGGCGCAGCTGCTCTTTATCAGCGCTCAGGATGATGATGTCGTCCATGTAGCGCATATAGTGAGCGATCTGGCCTTTTCGTTTTGCTGCCTGGTCCACTTCGTTCAGCGTTAGGTTGCCGACCCACTGGCTGGGCAGGTTGCCAGTGGCGATTCCGATACCAGGTTCGCCGGAGTGCATGCTTTCTATGATGTTGTCCAGCACCTTGAGCGTGAGCGGGCAGGCGATCCGGCGGCGGATCACTCGCTTTGCCACGCTGTGCGGGATGCTGCGGAAGAATCCGGCCACGTCAATGTGGAGGGCGTAGGCTGTTTCGCCCCGCCTTCGGTAGTATCTCATCCAGCCCTGCAAGCGGCTTATCGCCTGATAGACGCCACGGCCTCGAACACAGGCGAAGGTGTCCGGAATCAGGGCGTTGGTCCATATCGGCTCGCACACGCGGCAGATGGCCTGCATCACCACTCTGTCACGGTAGGGCGCAGCGGATATCTCGCGGCGCTTTGGGTCGTAGACCAGGAAGTGTCGGTAGTCGCCAATCTCGTACATGCCCCAGAGCAATTCGTTTTGAATCGCGCCCAGGCTCGCCCATAGGTCAGACTCAAACTCCAGAACCTCGCGGTTTCGGGATTTCCCGCGCCGGCACAATTTGTGGGCGGCTACCAGATTGTTCCAGTCCGCCACTTCTTCAATTAGGTTTTTGGCTTTCCTGCCCATTACAGCTCCAAATGGATAGGGAGCGATCCCGGGGCTTTCGGCAGACCTATTCGCGCCGGGTCGCTAATTCACGGTTTGGTTTCTCAGGGAGAGACCCGGACCAAGGGGCTGACCCCCTTCAGGGGTTCTAGGTAGTGCCGAGCTTTCGACACTCTCTCTATGTGTGGGGTGTCACTGACGCCACGAACACCAACATTGCCGTTCGAGTTCCACGGATTGTTGTTCCAGTTCACGCACTCGGCACCGTCACGGTCGCCGTTGTCGAAGTTGCCTCCGCCGATGGCGCTGCGCCTAAACCCCCTTGGCCTGTTTTCTTTGGTCGATCCTGTCGCGCCAGGCTCCGACCATGGCTTCAATCTGGTACAGCGATCCGCCGAAATCCCTGTCGTCTTCAGGGTTCGGCTCGCGCATCACGCTGCCAGCTACTTTCGGGCGAATCAGTTCCTTTTTCGCCTCTACTGATATCCGGAATTTTACTTTCCGGATGTGCTCCTGCAGGCGGTAGACTTTGCTCGGCTGACCAGAGGCCGCAGCCTCTATGATCAGCTCTG